TGGTTATCGCTCTACAGAGAAACATCTCCTCTGGCGAGAATCACGCAAAGTTGGTTGTTCTAAAGAACCGATACAACGGCAAGACAGGACCAGCCGGTGAACTCGAATACGTTGAGATCACTGGACGAATGGTCGAAGCAACTTCTACACCTACATCTAACGCTGACGATGGCTACGAGTTTTAAGGCTTTTCTTTTTATTCAGGATCGCTGTGAGCCCTGTAATCGAGCTAAGCAGGCCCTTCGAGATGCTTTTGATCAATCAGATCATATTGAACTCATTCCATTTAAGGATGACGAAGGCCTCAAGACCACGATTGCTAGGGACTACAGCATTGAAGTGACCCCCACCCTGATCATTGTCAGGCCTGATGGTTCTGAGATCAATCGGTTTAAGGGAAGCAAGAATCTTCCTGCTGTGTTCTTAAGCAAGGTTGCTCGGTTTCTCAATACAGCTAATGCAGCATGAGCTTAAAACTATTATTTGATATTGAGTCTAATGGTCTTCTTGACACCATTACGACTATCCACTGCATCGTAGTTCGAGATCTGGAGACAGGACAAGTGCTTGTCTTTAACGATCAAGGCAGGCTTCACAGTGTTCAAAATGGTTTAACCCTTCTTATGGAGGCGGATGAATTATGGGGTCATAACATTTGCAATTACGACATTCCCGCAATCCGCAAAGTGTTCCCGTGGTTCTATCCAAAGGGCAAGTGTTACGACACAATGATCATGAGCAGGATGTTGTATTCCGACATTCTCAATCGTGATCTTAGGAAGAAGCCTGACCAGATGCCTGCCAAGCTTTTTGGTAGGCACTCTCTTGAGGCCTGGGGATACCGCCTTTCTGAATACAAATCAGAGTTCGGTAAGACTTCGGATTGGGCTGAGTGGAGTCAGGAGTTAGAGGATTACTGCGTACAGGACACTGAGGTGAACCTGAAGCTGCGTGAGCACTTCTTACCTGCCCTTGATAAATACCCGTCTGCTATTGAGCTAGAACACGGGGTAGCAGAGATGATGGCTTTACAGGAGGAGTCTGGTATTCGCTTTGATGTGAAGCAAGCTCAGCAACTTGAATCAACTCTCAGAACAGAGTTGGAAGAGTTATCTGAACAGATGCTTGCTACCTTCCCCTATGTGGATGGTGGTGAGTTCACCCCTCAAAGGAATAACAAGACTAGGCATTACATTAATGGTGCCACTTTCTGCAAGCTTAAGGAGTTCAATCCAACAAGTCGCTTCCACATCGCTTGGGCCTTTAAGAACTGGCGGAACTGGACTCCTACTGAGTTTACGGACACTGGTACTCCCAAGATTGATGAGGCTGTTCTCAAAACCTTAGGTACTGAGGAGGCTTTGATCTTTGCTCGAATCCTCGAACTACAAAAGGCTCTTGGGCAGTTGAGTGATGGGAATGGAGCTTGGTTGAAGTCGGTTACTAAGGATGGATTTATTCACCACTCCTGCCAGCTTGCTACCAATACGGGACGGAATGCTCATCGTGGTCCCAATATCTCTCAGGTCAGCTCTGATCCACGTTGTAGGGCTTTATTCCTGCCAAACAAAGGTCAAGTCTGGGTAGATGCAGATGCTTCTGGTCTTGAGCTTCGGATGCTTGGGCATTACCTAAGTGCCTATGACGGCGGCTCCTTTGCTGATGTTGTGGTTAATGGCGATATTCACCAACAGAACGCAGACCGTGTTGGTGTTACCCGTACCCAGGTCAAGTCACTAACTTATTGCTTCATTTATGGCGGATCCGATACCAAATTGGGTCTTACCTATGACCAAACCTTGGCTCCCGCTAAGGCTAAGAAGAAAGGTAAGGAACTTCGTAAGGCATTCCTTGAAGCCATCCCAGGCCTTGAACAGCTCACAGAAGCGATCAAGGTTAGAGCCTCGTCGGATGTTCTAATTGGTCTTGATGGTCGTCCTATCCGTTTACAAGGGAAGGGACATGTTGGCCTCAACTACCTTTTGCAGAGTTCGGGAAGCCAGGTATGTAAGCGCTGGGGATTAATTCTATTTCGACACCTTATTGATGACTTCCAATTCAAGTACGGGCAGGACTTCACACTCCTCGCCTTCATACACGATTCCTGGGGACTGTCAGTTAAGCCTGATGGGGTTGATACAGTCAAACGACTGCTTGAACTCAGCATCGTCGAAGCAGGAGAGTTCTACAAACTCAGAGTCCCGATGGCAGCAGAGCCAAAGGTTGGAAGCTCTTGGAAAGACGTTCACTAAGGAATGTCGATCTTGTAAGCATCACTTACCTCTTGAGCAATTTCCTCACTTCTCATCCTCCAAACTTGGTAGGAAGAATACTTGTAAAGGTTGTACCAACAGCCTTGCTTCTTTACGGGAAACACTTAGGGCACAGAACCCAACACCCCCACCTGGAATCTGCCCCATCTGCAAAGACCCCACAGATACGTGGGTGTTAGATCATTGTCACTTCTCTTCTACCTTCAGGGGTTACATCTGCAATGGATGCAACCTTGGGTTAGGAAGACTAAATGATAATCCCCGCACTCTTATCGCTGCTTTACGCTACCTTATTAACTAATGTATTCACCACAGCTTCGTATTGATGCTGACTTCTACGCATACCGTAGTTGTCAGATGGCTGAGGAGGAGTTGGACTTTGGAGAAGATGTAATCATCATCACCAGTAACTTCCCGCTTGTCATCAGGATGTTTGAACGTCAGATTGCAGATCTAAAGGCTAGGTTTGATTCTGATGATGTGATCCTTTACTTTACAGGATCCAATAACTTCCGTAAGGATGTAGACCCTGAGTACAAAGGGAATCGTACCAAGCGTAAGCCAGCAGGTTACAAGAGGCTATTGAACTACGCCTTTGAGAACTACGTGTGCAAGAGGATTGACTGCCTAGAGGCTGATGATCTGCTTGGCCTGGACTGTCACGAACAGGAAGGGAACTTCGTAGTCATCAGCCCTGATAAGGATATGAAGTCCTTAGCTTGTCGGCTCTTTGATGGTAACCAGGAAACAACTATCACTTCTGAAGAGGCTGATCATTGGTTCCATATCCAATGTCTCACAGGTGATGCTGTGGATGGTTACAAGGGAGTTCCCGGTATTGGCCCCAAAAGTGCTGAAAAGGTGCTCTCAGGCGAAGGAAACATCTGGGATCTCATTGTCGGTGCATATCAGAAGGCCGGTCTTACTGAGGCAGACGCCATCAGGAATGCTCGCCTAGCTCGAATACTACGTCCTGGTGAATTTGATTATGACAACGAACAACCAATCCTTTGGACCCCCGCCTCCGGTAGTTGAGATGACTGTGGAGCAATCCTTCAAGCTCCGCCGCATTGAAGACTTAATTCCTAAGGCAAGCCCAAAGGATCTACAGACCCTTCTGCTTGCTTTACAACGTCAAAACTTTGCTTTGTCCAACACCATTGTCAACATGCTTAAGCACTGGCCCCAAGAACATCATGACTAAGTACAGCCCTAACCATTACCAAAAAGGTTCTATCGAAGTATGGGACTTCATTAAGGACCAAGGCCTAGATTATCTCAAAGGTAACATTATTAAATATGTTTGCCGTTCAGGTTCCAAGCCAGGCGAGCCTGAGATTGATGATCTTCTTAAGGCAAAGGCTTACCTAGACAAAGCAATTTACTTCTCAAATACACCGTTGCCTAATGATGTCATCTAATTATCGTAACCTAGCCAGAATCTTTCGTAAGGCTATGGATCAGCCTCTTGATTCTTACACGATTGATTCTGCTGAGTTCCAACTCAAGCTTATTACCGAAGAGTACAGGGAGCTTGTAGCTGCAGTTAAGGACTGTGGGACTTCTCCAGGGAGCAAAGTTCATAAGGAACATGCCCTTAAGGAATTGACCGATCTTCTGGTGGTTTGTTTCCAAATGGCTGAGTGTCTTGGTTGGGATCTAGACGTTGCCTATAACCGGGTGATGGAGAGCAACATGAGCAAGCTCGTCGATGGTAAGCCTTTGAAGAGAGAAGACGGAAAGATCCTTAAAGGCCCTAACTATAAACCACCAACTCTTATTGATCTCGTTTAATGAATAAAGAAAAGATTGCACGTACCGGTCGTGTTCAAACCTGGATTGATGACCCCACTTCGCGGCTCCCTGTTTCTTGCACCGTTTTTGTGGTTCAGGATGAGATGGAGGGGCCAGAAGGAATTGAAGCAAGTTGGCGATTTGCTAGTCACGCTCTCCGATATGGAGCAGGAGTGGCTGTCCATTTATCCAAACTCCGAGCCAAGGGAACTGAGAATGGCAAAGGCTTGGTTGCTTCTGGCCCAGTCTCGTTTGCAAAGATCTATTCAACGCTAAACGAGGTACTCCGCAGAGGAGGTGTATATAAAAATGGTGCTGTTGTATGTCATCTTGATATTGACCATCCTGATGTCTTTGAGTTTGTCACTGCTAGCAGGAGTGATCTGCCTTGGATCAAACGTTGTATTAACCTTACGACCTACAAATGGAATCAAACTTCCCAAGAGGTGAAGGGGGCGATTCTTGCTGGCATCCGTCGTGGTGACATCTGGCTTAACAAATCTAAGGT